CCACATAAGAGCATCCGTCTGTGGATTTCCGGTACCTCTCTGGGGATTGTTTGTGTAGAACGGCATTGTGTATTTCGGGCGTGCGTCAATTGACTCATTATAAGCCTTTTCCGCCTGTTCCTTCTGGGCCGTAAGCATTGCTGTATTGACCCATGCCTTAAGGAACGCCGCATCCCTTTCCATCGCCTCTTTCAATTTGCCGAGGGAGTGTTTCATGACGAACATAGCCATTGCAAGACAGGTAAGCGTATCGTCATGGCAACCGTCCATATGGTCAATCCTGGCGGCCTCACCCTTGTAAATCCAGGTTTCAAGCTCCTGGATAACTCTCTTGGAACGAATTTTAATCTGGTTCGTCTTCACCATATTTGCAAAGCTTGTAAGCATCTGGAAACGAACCGATTGTGAATGGAAACCAGGTAATTTTCCTTCGGGAGTAAGATTCAAACTCGTAGCCTCCCTCTGAATTGTGTAAGTCTTTAAGTTCGGGTCATCATAGTAAAGATTCTGATAACCAAGACGTTGCAAGGTAAGGATACAAGCATCACCAGTACCGCCGATGCAGTCAACCGTACAGAACGCTTCACCGTACATCATGCCGTAGTGATAAGCCATTTCGCCGATTTCATCACCGGTTCTCTTCCCATGATACTCAAACACCTGTTCTACACAAGGCATTCCGTTATCGTCAATAGCGTCCATATCGCAGATTTCAATGGCGGTACGGTCAGCGGCATCACCACGAGAACAGTCAATGCCCATAATGTATCTATGTCCAGGTATCGGCCATTTCCAGAGCCAAGCCTCTTCAACAAACGGGTCGCGGTAATTCGGGTCCGGGTCTCTCATATTGAGCTTCTCCTGCATTTCAATGAATTCCGGAGCCACAACGTTGGAAGCAGAACCGAGGAATGAAACATCCAACTCCTGTGCAATTTTCTGCTCGTCATTGTTAAATTGCTGGCACATACGGATATACCAAGGGGAACGCGGTTTATAACCATCCTTCTCCATTTTATCCCAATGTTCCTGGTCGTATTTAACACTTCCCTTCTTGTCAAGGTAAGTCTCTTTTACAATTTCAATGTCACCGGTCTCAGCATTCTTCCTGTACCACTCGAGGAACTTATTGTAACGAGGGTCCTGATACCACTTAAGCTCAACAAGTTCAAAACCATTCCAATCCGAAGTACCCTTAAGCGCAGCCCTACGGCAAGTCTCATAGTAAAGCAAATCCTTACCGTTCGGGGTTGAAATCATAATTGTGTGTCCACCGGTTGAAATTGTAGGGAGAGCAGAAGCATAAACCTCGGCACCGTTTTCAATGAACGCTGCCTCATCGAAGATAAGCCACGTAACACCACCGACACCACGGCTAGCATTTGGACCAGAGGAACGGGCCACCACCTTGCAACCATTTTTAAGTTTAAGTTCCTTTGAATTGCAGATATCAAAGATTACATTGGTATTCTCTGGTGGGGACATCATGTCATATCCCAGCCCATCAAATTCATCGCCCCACATCCACAGAGGGAACTGTAGGAGGAAGTCTTTGATTTTAGTAAGCATCTGCTGTGCAAGGTCAAGGGTATTACCGATGATAAGAACGGTCTGTGGTGATTGAGGGTCAGCGAGGCACATTTCACAGCCAATGAAGGCGCCGCATGTGGTTGTGATACCAGCCTGACGTGGTTTGGTTGTAACTACGCTGTTTGCATTGCCGAGAGTTGTACAAAGGTCTTTCTGACGCGGGAATAATAGATATTGTACATCTTTCTTTTGCGTCGCGTCGTATGTTTTTAAGAAATGTTCAATCATGTAGATACGAGTTTTATCCATAAGGCATTTTACATATTCCTTACGCAAATAATCGTAATCAATGATTCTTTTTGGTTTTTTTGTATTATTGTACATAATATAACTCCATTATAATAAATAGCTTAAAAACAAAAAAGCCGAGGCAACCCCGGCTCTAAGTATCTCGTACGGTATTTTATGGCCTGAATGAACCTTCCTGACCATCCGGAGACTTGAATTCAACAGACTCAATCTCCTCAATCTTAAGGCCGCCAGCTTTTTCAGCAAAACCGGTAGCTGTGAATTCCCAACCGTTAACATCAAGGCTTCCACCAACTTCGCACCCCTCATTTCCAAAATCATCCACAATCTCCCAGTCAACATCACCTTCGTATTCGTTCCATATATCCATAGCTTCCTTGGTGAGAGGGTCGTCAAATTGTTCATTGTATTTTGCATCATTATATGCCTGGTCGAACTTCCTGTAATGGTCAGCAAGTGGTTTCATGTCCTTCGGGTAGAGGAGATTTCCGTGTTCGTCCCTCGGGAAATTCTTCGCGTCTGGTCCTGGATTAAACGACCCACCATATTTCTGGTAAAACTTGTTGCTTGCCCTTTGTATCATATCAGAAGAAATCTCACCAAGACTCTCCTTTAAAACTTTACGCACACTCTCTTTAATAAGGTTTCGAAGTTGTGCTTCATTGATTTTTACTACGTTTTTTGACATAATATCGTTATTGCTTTCCTCGTTATTTTTCTTTGTTGTCTTGTTCCAAACTTCGCCTAAATCATAGGTATTTTTTATTGAGTGAAATTTAACGCCGTTTATTTTCGTTATCCTATCAGCACCATCACCGTCAAAATAGAACTTCTTATCTCCGACGATAAATTCGTAGCTGTGACCACCGTTTCCTGCTTTGCCCAATCCATATATAACTTTCATAATGGGCTTTCCTGATTTACTATCACAAGTAAACCTCGCAATAAAATTTGAGCCGTGTCCGTCGGTTTTCTCATATGATAGCTTACTTATTCCCAGGCTCTCACAATAAACGTCAATCTCTTCAAAAGGATTATCATAGTCAATTCTAACCATGACGTCTTTTGGTTTTGACTGTTGGCAGTATTCTAAGAATGGATACAGACCACCCTCATCAAATTCTTCTTTTCTCTCGCTATAATAAGCGGAAAATTCTATTTCCAGTTCTGGGCCTTTCATAAGTATTTTTTTTTCGGGTTTTTTAATATAAATATTTCTTTAACCCAGAAAAACACTATTTATATGATGTTAAGAGTAATGTATGCGTTCAGTAGGACCTAGGACAAATCTTAAAAAGACCTACCCGAGATGTCATTATAACTCAAAGGGAAAGTCAAAGAAACAATTCTCAACCGTAAAGGAAGCTGAGGAATACATCGTCTCCCATAAACTTGAGGGGTACACGATTTATCAGTGCCGAGTATGCAATATGTTTCATATATCCCATAAGAATAAATCAAAAGAAGATTCCGGAACTTGATAAACTCCGGATTTTTTTGTATCTTATAGTAAAGGACTTAATTATGTGGCCATTTAATAGAAAGAAAAAGAAGAAAAAGTCAGCGGAATCTGTTAAAAAAACAGAGATTCCGCAAGTTATAGAGAAAACATACGCCCAGTGGAAGCAAGAATTCAATAAATTAGAGATTGAAAACACTGAGAGAGAAGACCAGTGTGCGAAGGACGGTGATTCTTGGCAAGAAATGCTTGTTAAGACCCGCGAAATAAAGGAAAAGATGGCCCATGCCGACAAGATGATGAGGAAGCTCCAGGAACCAACCCTCACATACAATAAGAAATGGAAGGGCGCAAAAATGGAGCTCTCTAAATTTATTGAAATTGTTTTTGCTAATGAATTAACAGACCTTGACGGTGAGGGATATTATGCCACCGAAACAGCGAAGACCGACATCATAATCCGGCCGAGTGATATTAAGGAAGGAATCTATCGTGAAGATTTCCCGTACGTCCTATGGTTTGCTAAGAAACAAGAATAAAAAAAGCCTCGCAAATGCGGGGCTTTTCCGTTTAAATAAGCGTTTAAAAATTATGGGAAGCTCTGAGCCTCCCATAACTTTTCGTATCTCACGCAATTTAGATTAGCGGAGCTCATTAGGGTCCCACTGAACAAGGCCATCTACCCTCACATGACCGAAGAACCTGTTGTTAACAACCTTCTTAGCGTAACGGGTCATGATGCCCTTTACAGGAGCGAAGTTCTCAGGATTTACGATGGTCGGGGTGAGCTGCATAGGGATATACGGTGCATAGATGTAACCGGTATCGAGAAGGCTCTTACCCTTATGTCCGATAATGATTGACCAAGCTGGTGAATAAGGGTCACGGTATACCTGGTAACGTCCGGAGACGGCACCGATACGCTCAATACCCATATTGTACTGGTCGCTCTCAGCAGAAGCGTCGGAAACGTGGAAGTATTCAAGGGTGTCAAATACTGCAGAGATTTCAGAAGAAACTACGAGGAAGTTTGCACCACCACGAAGAGTTGACTTGTGAATCTGAGCAGAAACCTGGTTAACCTTGGTGATAAGTTCCTGATTCCAGTCTTTCTGAGTGTAGTTGGTTGAGAAACCAGCCATACGACGCCAGCCATTGTAGTCCCAACGTGCCTGCCAAGGAGCTGCCTTACGGAGGTCACGGAGGATTTCACGGTCGATTTCAGCTGCAATCTGCTCTGAAAGGAGAGCGGTAAGTTCAGCCTCAGCGTCAATGTTGTGGAATGCGTTAACATCCTGTGCAAGTTCAGGTGACCAGGTAGCGCGGAGCTTCCTTTCCTCAACTGCAACAGTTACGCTAGCGAGCTTGAAGGAAACCTCACCGATTTCGGTCTCAAGCTCAAGGCTGTCGTACTGTGACCAAGCGGCCTTGATGCTTGAAAGAGCAGCGTCGAGCTGGTCTTTGTCAACACCAATGTAACCGTCAAGTGAACCACCCTGTACGCGGACAGGTTTTGCAAGGTCAAGGTCAAGATAGATGCAACCTTCCTTGTCGCATTCGCAACCGTTCTTATATTCTACAATACCCTTACCGTATTTCTGTGTTACAACACGGAAAGGAATAGCCTCCATAGGCTCGAAGCATGAAGTGGTAACACCGCTCATGTCAACACTCTCAATAGCACCGCTAGTGGAGAGGAAAATCTTAAGGGAAGCAAGGAAGCCTTCGGTATCCATTTCGTTTCCGTCAGGACCGGTGAGCTTACCAGCGCAATATGAAGAGAAGCCAGAAACCTTAACGATGAGGTTACGTACAGTACCATCAGCGTAGAGGCGTGCATCTGCTGCGCTATCCATTTCAACAAGGCGGCCGCGGTCGAACTTCATAGGAGCGACATCAGTGACCTTGATGTGAATCTTACCCTTAGAATTGTCATAAAGGAAGTCATTGTAGAAGAGGTCATAAAGGGTCTTGTGCATGTAGCGGGTAACCTTAGGACCAATCTGACGCATCTTTGCACCAGGATGAGACTCGTTGATTGCCTCGAAAGCCTCGTCATAGTTTGCATAAGTAGTGTCACCACTTACCCATTCCTGTGCATCTTCGTCAAAGTACTCGAAGGCCATATCACCTACGACCTCGTCAGGAAGATAGAAACGATTGTACTTGTTACCATTGCGGCGGTCGGTACGCTCGTAACCCATAAGGCCCTTGTGCTTACCAATAACACCGTCAGCGATTTCGTCAGAGCTCCAATCCCTCTGTGAAGTGACAGGAAGGATGAAGAAGAGCTTACCGACAGGAAGGTTCATAGCCTGTACGGAAACGATATCGTTAGCAAGAAGCTTGCTGAAAACACGGCGGATGATAGGGAAAACAACAGTCTCGAAAGAACC